ACTGACCGCTGGGGCGATAAGATATATATTTATAAGCACCGAGGCGCGCAGACTGCGGTGACCGACGCCTTCGACAATGTGTCTGGCGCGTCTCTCAGCAGCACCTTGCTTGCAGAAACCAACAACGACATCGGCGATGATTTCGTCGGGGCCGGAATCGCTTACCTTTACGTGCGCTTGGAATATTCAGCGAAGCGGTTCGGCGGCGGCATCCCGACATTTACGTGCGTGGTCAAAGGCAAGCAAGTTCTGGACATGTCTGATGCCGCGACCACCTATCCGCAAAGCGCAAACGCAGCCTTGGTCATCCGAGACTACATTCGCAGCGAATACGGCTTAAACGACGATAGTATCAACACCACTGCATTCGCTGCTGCTGTCACTACATCTGACGAGAATGTAACCGTTTCCGCCGGGGGCACTCAGAAGCGCTATACTATTGATGGCGTCGTCAACACGTCATCAACGTCAGAAACAACCTTGTCGGATATGATCCGCGCTTGTGGCGGCGTCTTGTACTGGGCAGGCGGTCAGTGGAAGCTGAAGGTGGGTGAGTTCACTGCATCGGAAATGTCTCTGACGCTAGACGACTTCCGGTCGGGAATTACTCTGCCAACGCGCAAATCACGCCGAGACAATTACAACCGGGTCATCGGCAAGTTCATTCATGCCGAGGCTGACTATACTGAAGCAGACTTCCCAGCCGTTACGTCGGCAGCGTTCCTGTCAGAAGACGCTGAGATTGAGAACACGCTTGACCTGAACCTCAACCTAATCACAGACCCCACCCGCGCCCAGCGCGTCGCGAAGATGACGCTGTTCCGCCAGCGCGAGCAAATGACCCTATCTGCTGACTTTGGCATCAGGGCGCTCGACCTCACCGTGGGTGATACAGTGGATCTGACCATTGAAGACTATGGGTTCGAGGCGAAGCCTTTCGAGGTGGCAGAGTGGCGCCTGACTGATGCAGTCAGCGAAGATGGCGTGAAGGTGAGGATGACGCTTCAGGAGGCGTCTTCTGACGCTTACGATTGGAATGCAGAAGAGCAGGACATCATTGCAAACAATACCACCCTGCCATCGTACTGGGAGGGAATTGATGTCGGCGTATCGCTTTCGGCGGTTAAGCGCATCCAAGGCGAAAAACTGTTCAACACTCTGCTCATTAACGTCACAACTGATGCGCCTGAGCAAGTTGATTTCGTCGAGGTTGATTACAAGAAATCCAGCGATACCGAATATGAAGTCGTCGGCACTGGCGAGGTGGATGAGACAACCGGCGAAGCAATATTCGAAGTGCTGGATGTTGAAAGAACAACGTTCGACGTCAGAGCCAGGACCACAAGCGCGCTGGGCATCAAGGGGGATTATGCTCAGGCTTCTCTGCTGGCCGACGCGGTGGGCGATGCTCCTGCGGATGTCTCAGGCCTAGATGTTGAAGCCGCCGGAAGCGCTCTCATTCTAAACTGGGAACCTGTCCCTGATTTAGATTTGTCTTACTACGAAATACGGCACAGCATCGAAGAGAGCGGCGCCGGCTGGGGGTCATCTCTCGGATCGGTCAAGAAGGTGGCAAGGCCGGGTGTCTCTGCCACTGTTCCCCTCCGTTCTGGCACGTATCACATTCGCGCGTATGACAAGGGTGGAGTGCAAAGCAGCGCGGCGACGTCGGTTGTCGTGCCATCAAGCTATCTTCCCAGCTACAGCAACACGCTTCCGCCGCAGAGCGAAGACCCCTCTTTCGGCGGGACAAAAACCGGCTTATCGGTAGTTTCGTCTCAGCTCCGCCTGACGTCGCCTGTGAGCGCCAATGATACAGGCACCTATGACTTCTCGAACTACATCGACACAAGCAGTGTGCGCCGAGTCTGGGCGCGCATAGAGGCTGCTGCGCTGCGTCTGGATGACAGCGCTGGGCTTTGGGATGACTTGAGCGGCAACATCGACAGCTTGCCTGGCTTGTGGGATGACCTCACACAGGTTCAGTTGGCTGATCACGATGTTGATTTTTACATATCAACGACGGATGACAATCCAGCAAGTAGTCCGACGTGGACTGCATACAGAAAATTTCGCGCGGGCTTCTTCAGTGGCCGCGCCTTCCGTTTTCGGTTAGTATTCTCGACTGAAGCTGACAACATCACAACGGGCGTCACGTCCCTCGACGCCATCGTGGAGTATTAATATGGCACAGCACGACTATAACATCGCCAACGCGACGGCAGCGGTTGTTCGGGCCGATATCAATTCGGCCTTGAGTGCCATTGCCACTAATAACTCTGGTTCAAGCGCTCCATCCCCTCCATTCACTTCTCAGTGGTGGTACGACACTAGCGCCAAAATCCTGAAAATTAGAAACGAGGCCAACAGCGCTTGGTTGAACGTAGCCTACTTGTCAGGATCTGAGTGGTCCGTCCTGGACAACACGAAGGTGGTCAACACTAGTGGCACTCAGACGGGCCTTCTGGGCGATCAGGCGGAAAGCACCTGGCTGACTGGGACTGGCACGACTGAGAGCCTGATATCGCCAGCTAAGTTAAAGGCCGCAGCGACGGAGTTCGGCGGCGCAATGGTGCTTCTGGATAGTGTCGATACAGAGACCTCCACATCCGCGCATGAGTTTCAAAGCTTTGTCACATCAACATATGACACCTATGTCATTGATATAGGTCTCGCTATTCCCGCTACAAACGGGGCCGTTTTAGAAATGCAATATATGACCGGGGCATCGGCTCTTTCGACCTCTGACTATGTGCGGACCATTAGTTTTGGGGACGATTCGCGCGGGGGCGAAGAACTTACGGGGCAAGACAGCATTGCTCTTACTAGGGAAGGCATCCTTAACGGCACCGGTAAAGGTGGTTTCGCAGGACGAGTAACACTATTCAACGCGGCGGCGAACCTCCGACGTCACCCCGGCATTTTCCACGGGCTACACGCTCGCAGCAGCGGCACTGCGGACGAATTGCAGCTAGTCACAGGCGCGTTTCAGTATCGCTCAACGTCATCAATCGACGGTATTCGGCTACAAATGAGTACGGGGAATATCACCCACATGACTGTCCAGATTTATGGGATAAGAAACTCATGACGACACATAAAATGGTCAACGGCAAAAAGGTAAAACTGACGCCGGAAGAACAGTCCAGCTACAACGTCAAGCAAGCGTTGGCAGAAGATGCGACGACCAGCATCGCGGCAACTGACGCTCGGCGCATGAGGAACAAATACCTTGCGGACTGCGATTGGGTTGTTCTGCGACATGCTGAGAGAGGGGAGAGCATCCCGATTGAGTGGAGCGAATACCGCGAAGCCTTGCGAGATGTGCCATATCAAGATGGGTTCCCGCTAAATATAAAGTGGCCAGCCAAGCCGACTAAAGGAGTGGTCTGATGACGATCTTTAATAACGGCGAAAGCCTTAGCAGCGTCCGCACCAAGATCAACGAGGCCATCAACAAGGTGGATGGCAACTCGGCGTTTGACAACGATATTGATGTCTACGGCGTAGACGTTGGTCGCGGCGGCAGCGGGGTAGTATCAAACACAGCCCTTGGCGCTAACACACTAGAAGACAACACAACAGGCAGCGGCAATGTCGCCGTCGGTTATCAAGCACTGCCCGACAACACCACAGGTGCCAACAACACAGCCGTTGGCCTTCAAGCGCTCTACAACAACACCACAGGCGTCAATAACGTAGCGAATGGCTATCAAGCGCTCTACTCTAACACCACAGGCACCCAAAACGTAGCGAATGGCCTTCAAGCGCTCTACTCTAACACCAGCGGTATCAGCAACGCAGCGAATGGCTATCGGGCGCTTTACTCTAACACCACGGGCAGCAAAAACGTAGCGAATGGCTATCAAGCGCTCTACTCTAACACCACGGGCGCTAACAACGTAGCGAATGGCCATCTCGCTCTCTCCCTTAACACCACCGGCTCAAGTAACTCGACAACTGGCTATCAAGCGCTATACTCTAACACCACAGGCAACCAAAACTCGGCAACTGGCTATCGGGCGCTCTTCAGCAACACCACAGGCAGCGACAACTCGGCAACTGGCTATCAAGCGCTCTACTCTAATACCACAGGCAACAACAACGTAGCGAATGGCTATGAGGCGCTCTACTCTAACACCACCGGTATCAGCAACACAGCAACTGGCTATCTGGCGCTCCGCTTCAACACCACAGGCAGCAACAACTCGGCAACTGGCTATTCGGCGCTCTACAGCAATACCACAGGCGGAAACAACGTAGCGAATGGCTATCAGGCGCTCCGTTATAATACCACAGGCCGTAACAACGCGGCGACTGGTTTTCAGGCGCTCCTCAATAACACCACTGGGGCAAGCAACACGGCGAGTGGCACTCAAGCGCTCTACAGCAATACCACAGGCGGAAACAACGCAGCGATTGGCCATCAGGCGCTCTACTCTAACACCACAGGCGTCAATAACGTAGCGAATGGCCTTGAGGCGCTCTTCAACAACACCACTGGCGGCAACAACTCGGCAACTGGTTTTAAGGCGCTCCGCTCTAACACCACAGGCAGCAACAACTCGGCAACTGGCTATGAGGCGCTCCGCTTCAACACCACAGGCAGCAACAACTCGGCAACTGGCTATCGGGCGCTCCGCTTCAACACCACAGGCAACAACAGCGTAGCGAATGGCTATGAGGCGCTCTTCAACAACACCACAGGCATCCAAAACGTAGCGAATGGCCTTCAAGCGCTCTACTCTAACACCACCGGCACCCAAAACTCGGCAACGGGCTATCAGGCGCTCTACTCTAATACCACAGGCCTCCAAAACTCGGCAACGGGCTATCAGGCGCTCTACAACAACACAGGCAACAACAACGTAGCAAATGGTCGACGTGCGCTCTACACCAACACCACGGGCAGCAACAACGTATCTGTTGGCTTTAATTCGCTCTACTCTAACACCACGGGCAGCAACAACGTATCTGTTGGCTCTAATTCGCTCTTCTCTAACACCACAGGTATCAGCAACACAGCGAATGGATATGAGGCGCTCCGCTCTAACACCACAGGCGGCAGCAACTCGGCAACGGGCTATCGGGCGCTCTACTCTAACACCACAGGCACTAACAACGTAGCTAGTGGCTTTCAGGCGCTCTTCTCTAACACCACAGGTATCAGCAACACAGCGAATGGATATGAGGCGCTCCGCTCTAACACCACAGGTGCCAACAGCACAGCCATTGGCCTTCAGGCGCTCCGCTATAACACCACAGGCGCCAACAACACAGCCATTGGCCTTCAGGCGCTCCACGATAACACCACAGGCAGTGAGAACGTAGCTGTTGGTCTTCAGGCACTGGACAACAACACCACAGGCTCAGGTAACTTTGGTGCGGCGTTCCGCACCTCCGGTGGCTCCTACTTACCAGTCTTCGACCCAACAACAGAAAACAACCGCGTCGTCATGGGGCATACCGCTGTTACTAACGCCTATGTCCAAGTCGCTTGGACCGTGGTTTCTGACAAGCGTGACAAGACAGAGATTGAGCCTCTTGAAAAGGGTCTGGACTTCGTAGAGCAGCTTAATCCTGTTAGCTACAAGTTCCGTGTGGATCGTGACACGGAAGAAACGAACGGCAATAAACACTATGGGTTCCTAGCCCAAGACGTCCTAGCCATTGAGGGGGAGGACAACGTAATTGTTGACAATGAAGACCCCGACAAGCTGAGAATGACGAACGAAGAACTTATCCCAGTATTGGTAAACGCCATAAAAGAACTGAAGGCTGAAGTTGAAACTTTGAAAGGAAAACTGGCATGACTGAAGAAACTATGACTGAAGAAGAAATTGCACAAGCATACTCCGCCATGCTGGACAGCGTTGCGCTAATCAATGCCGCACGGGCAAACCCGGAAGATTACGCAGATGATGAGACTGTCGTCGCGCGGAATGTCGAGCATCTGGAACTGATGATTGCCAAAGACTTCTGGACCGACGAGGACATGACGTCTGTGCAAGCTGCGATTGATGGCTAAGCCGTGAACCTGCAAATCGAGCATATATTCGGCGTCGCTGCTCTCGGCATTCTGTCATGGGGTAGCCTGCAAATTTACGACATGAACGCGCAGTTGCTGCTGGTTTCATACCGCGTCGATGAGAACGCAAAGACGCTAGCGTCAAACTATGCAATGCTCGTCCCCATGTGGGAATCGTTTCTTCGCGTCGAGCCAGTTCACGCATTGAAATAAGAGGTAGTTATGGCACGAACGATGGAACAAATCCTAGCCTGGAAGATCATGCCCAGGCTAATGATGCTGGTAATGACCATTGTGTACATCCGCTGCATCGAATGGGCGCTTACACAGCCTGATCTATCTACGCAGCAAGCCAGCCTTGTTAGCGTGGTCACTGGCGCCATGACTGGATCGTTCGCAGTGTGGCTGGGCAGCGAGCGGAAGGAAGGCAAATGATCGGCGCTCTGATCGGCCCCATTGCCGGGCTGGCATCCTCATGGCTGCAAGGCAAGGCAGACAAGAATGCTGCGGAAGCGCAACTTAAACTGAGCGAAGCAGAGGCCAAGGCTAAGATTTTGCTATCCGAGAAAACATCCGTCGCAGATTGGGAACGGATAATGGCAGAAGGCTCGAAAACAAGCTGGAAGGATGAATGGCTCACCCTGCTGTTTTCTGTGCCGCTAATACTCAGCTTTACGGGGCAATGGGGAAGGGATGCCGTGTCTCAGGGTTTCGCCGCGCTCGGAGCAATGCCTGAGTGGTATCAATATACCCTAGGCGTGATCGTGGCTGCGTCGTTTGGCGTTCGATCCGCAGCGAAGCTATTCCGCCGCTGATGTGATACAATGGACCTGCAACACCTTGAAAGCTGGGGCGCAAAGGAACCTGCCGTGGATACGATTGTGCAAATATGGCC